CAGTAGGAGTTCCTTGCTGATCATAAAAACTAGAAGTAGGTTGCACCCATTGATTGCTGTTACCATCGTTGTAGTATACAAAGAGTCTACCATTGGTAGTATTAAACCACATAGCTCCGACCTGAGCTATAGCTGGAACTGTGGCGCTAGGCTGGGCTCCAATTACTCCCTCAACGTTGGTTAAATCTGCTCTTAGCAGGGCGAAACCGCCGGGTTCAACACCATCAAACAGTCTTAAAGCGTTATCTTCACGGTCGTAAAAGATCTCTCCACGAGAGCCTACCTTTCTGTTTAGGAATTCCTGCTCTCTGGGTATTATTCTTACGCTGTCTAGAATAGGGTTACGATCTGTCGCCATATTTAAAATCCATTATGATTATATATTTATCGCGGAGTTAAAAACGGTGTTCTGGTTTAAACTCGGCTAAAAACTACACACATAAATACCCTACAGGATATTTTAACCATGGATTTAAACAAAGATATTGCCGTATTCGACGGTGTAATGACTCCAGAAGAATGTCAAGTTCTTATAGATCATTACGAAGCTATGGCTGGGCTAAACCTTAGCTATAGTCGTGTCCAAATAGGCGATGCTCCGAGTCATAAAAAGAACGATCGTGCGGTATTTGTTTTAGAACAGCAGAGCCTAAGATTCACTCCGGATACCAGTTTTATCACATATTTTATGGATCGGTTTTGGAACTGTTACAACCAATACGTAGAGCATTACAGCATATTATCTGAAGCCAGCAAGCATCAGGTGCGCATGATGAAATTACAAAAAACACTGCCCGGACAAGGGTATCATATCTGGCATTTTGAGTCGGACAGCCTAGAACGTGCAGGTCGTGTATTATCTTGGGGACTCTATCTTAATACTATCGAACAAGGTGGTGAAACAGAATTTTTATACCAAGGAGTTAGAATTCCGGCCACACAAGGAACGTTGGTTATTTGGCCAGCTGGGTTTACTCACACGCACAGAGGTAATCCACCACTCAGCGGAGAAAAATATCTTTTAACAGGTTGGGTAGAATTTTAATGGAAATTTTAGAGCTATTTCCCACGGAAGTTTTTGTCTTTAAAAATCCTAATATTGATAATCAGCATCTAATTTCACAATTAGACAAGTTAGACAATATAGAAATTAAAAAAACTTCTACACTTAGTATGATTGTAGATCTTAGAAGTCATCCAGAATTTAAAGAATTGTTTGCTTGGTTCGATCAATGTTTAAATTCTGTTAAAGATTACATGAAATATGACTGTGACAGTTTAGAAATTACCAGCACATGGTTTAACGTTGCTCTTGCTGAGTATCAAATGTTTCAAAATGTGCATAGACATTCTATGAGTATGTGGAGTGCTGTGTATTATCTCAGTGAAGGTTCACCGACAGAGTTTGAAGATCCTGTCATCCACAGAACACAGGCACAACTAGAAGTATTACGATATGATTATAATCCGTTTTATAAAGTAACAGCGGAGCCGGGCAAGTTAATATTATTTCCTAGTTGGATGTATCACAGCAGTTTACCTCATCTAGGTGATAAAAATAGATATATTATTAGTTTTAACAGTTTGCCCAATGGAAAAATTAATCATAACCTCGCTACAGATTCAAAAGCAACACTAAGGATAATCAATGATAAATGACGTTATAGTATTAGGTGGTGGTAATGCTGGTCTTATGGCAGCACTATATTTAAAAACCGCTATGCCTTCTCTAGAAATCAAATTAATCAAATCTAAAAAAATTGGCACTATCGGTGTTGGTGAAGGATCAACAGAACACTGGACTAGATTTGCCAATGCTGTCGGTATTAGTATTATCGATCTCATTAATGAATGCGGTGCTACAATCAAAATTGGTATTAAATTTGAAAATTGGCACGGTGACGGCACTAGCTATTTTCATAGTCTTCCAGAATTTTTAATTTGGATGGACAGTTATTCCGGAGCTCCATATACATTGATGCGTATGATCGGCGACGGCGTTAGTAGTGAGAAGCTCCATTGGGATTTGCCTATGCAGGGATATGTCAGAGAACCCCTAACTGATTATTATCAATTTCATTTTGACAGCGAAAAATTAAATGCTTTTTTAGAAAAGAAATGTCGAACATTACATATAAAAGTTATAGATGCTGAAATCACAGGTCCTATTTTAGATAGTGAAGGATTCGTTACTTCAATAGTTGATGATCAGGGGAATCAATATTCTGCAGATTTCTTCATAGACAGTAGCGGATTTAAACGTGTGATATCATCTAAGCTAGGTGCCGAATGGGTTGATTGGTCAAAATATCTTCCATTAAATTCTGCTATTGCTTTTCAGACAGCCTACGAAGAAAAAATACCTCCGTATACCTTAGCTAAAGCCATGGATGCCGGTTGGCATTGGCGTAGTCCTGTGCAAGATAGATTTGGTAACGGCTATGTTTTTAGCGACAACTTTATATCCGAACAACAGGCGCTCGACGAAATACAAAAACATTTTAAAGATACCATTCATATTGGTCGTAAGATTAATTATACGTCAGGCAAAGTTAATCAAGCGTGGATTAAAAATTGTATCAGCATAGGTCTTAGCAGTAACTTTGTTGAGCCATTAGAAGCTTCAAGTATTTCTACAACTATCAAACAGTTACAACTATTAACAGCATCTATATGGAATTGGGATCGTAAAGATACCGGAACTATTAAAGAATACAATCGCGTGGTGGACGATATGATGTTGAATATCTTAGATTTTATTCAGTTGCATTATTTCACTGAACGAAATGATACAGAGTTTTGGCGTTGGTGCAAAAATGAAATGACTATGACCGATTTTAACAAAGAAAATCTTGAAAATTTTAAAAAGAATTTTGTTAATCAAATGTTATTGCCCGAAGACGGGCTAATGAGTAATTTTAGAATTTATGATTGTTTAAACTGGATACAGGTCATGCACGGACTACGTATGTTCGACACGGCTAGTATCAAAGAAAGATATGAAAAATACTACGGTCATTTTAGACAGCATGACGAAGAATTGTTAAAACAAGTTGAACAAGAACCTATTAAAGGATGGATGACTTGTAGAGAAGCTATAAACTATGTTAAAAAAATGAGTAGCTCTAGTATGGAATATAAATTATGATAGACTCGCTGTGTGTAGTTGGTGGCGGAACCAGCGGACTAGTATCTGCACTGATGCTTAAACACGCCTATCCAGAATTAAAAGTAACTGTAATTGAATCTAGTCAAATAGGTATCATCGGTGTAGGTGAGGGATCTACAGAGCATTGGAAAAAATTTATCGAACATGTAGGAATTTCTGTTCCAGAATTAATTAGAGAATGTGGTGCTACATTTAAAATTGGTATCAAATTCACAGACTGGCACGGGGATAAGACTAGCTATTTTCACAGTATTAGTGAGCAATACGGCCATCATTCTAAAGAAAGCGGATTGCCAGTTACATGGATTTATATGGCAGGTCAAAATTTAGATCCATTAGATACGTCGTGGGCTTTGAGTCAACAGAGTCGTCATGTAGAGCCGCTGCATGATATTTTAGCTCAATATCATTTTGATACATTTAAACTTAATGATTTCTTACACAAAAAATGCAGAGAAAGAGGAATTAATTTTGTAGATACAGAAGTTGAACAGGTAATTTTTGACGATCAAGGCTATGTAAAAGAGCTTAAAGACAAACAAGGAAATTCACATGCTTATGATTTTTACATAGACTCTAGTGGATTTAGAAGAATAATAGGAACTGCATTAGGAACACAATGGGTGGATTGCACAGATCAATTGCCTATGAATTCTGCTATAGCATTCCCTACAGGATATACTGAAGACATTCCATCATACACAGAAGCAACTGCTTTAGGTAGCGGATGGGTATGGCGTATTCCCACACAAGAACGATACGGTAACGGGTATGTATTCTGCGACAGTTTTATAAATGAAGACCAAGCATATGCTGAAGTTTCTAAACATTATAAAGACAATCTTAACATTTCAGACGAATTAAAAATTGGCAGAAAAGTTAAATTCGGAGCAGGTTATGTTAAAGAATTTTGGATAAAGAATTGTGTGCAAGTAGGCCTTAGCGGCATATTTGTCGAACCTTTAGAAGCTTCTAGTATCGGAACTACCATACAGCAATGTTT